ATCAGCTACAGCCTCATAAAGGTTGTAGAAACGTACTGGAAGAGCTTCGATCGGGCTGCTATTAGCAACCAGGTCAAGCTCCGAAGAGGAAAGATCGATATGATTCATATCGAACTCTGTTTCGGCATCAAGGACTTTCCAAAGATGCCAGTAGCGGTTCCGCCAAGACACTGTCTTGTAGGACTCACGCTTCCTTCCTCGTAACGCGTCCAGGAAAATAAAGCATCGAGATAATTGCTCGACAGCTCTATCCATTGGGTAATACCCAGCGGCCTGTGCGCGACGGAGAACCAGTCTTACTGGTAACTCCGGCTTAAGTGAGAGTTCATCTCGAAGGGTCTTTAGATCCTTCGGTTTCATCTTCAGAAGAATTTCTTCTGTAGTGTCGTACTCTGACTTTATTCCTCGGGCAGAATTTGCAGTGCAAAGACGCTTAAAGGAACGTACGACAGTGTCTGAAATGGTAACATTGTTACCATCTAATCGCGAAGCTAATAGCTTCACGAAGGCACGTGTCGGTTTAGGGCAGTGCGGGATAATATCCTGCAATCGTTCATTTTTGAACTTTAGCCCTAGTCCTCCGTACTCCATAGGCAGTTTCAATTGAAACCAAAGGGATCGGTCTTTACCGATCGGCTTAGGGAGATACGGATACATTCTCTGCGAGAACCTGGCTAAGACCATGTCACACCAGGCATCCGCAAAGAAATCCGGATTCAGCCAATCTAAACTCCGAGAGAGTGACGAAGCCTTGCCAATGGCAATGTTCCGATCATCCTCCACATCCATCGATTTCGATAGAGGAGATAGAAGGCGAATCTTGATCGAGTCAACCCACACTGATTTCTCATAGAAATCAGACGAATCATTGATTTGTTGTGGGGTGACCGATAAGTCGCGTTCACGTAACATGAGAAGTTTCTCACAGAACTTGACCGCGACATTCGAGAACCCATGCTTTGGTAACGAAATTTTCGAACCAAAAGCAAAATGGTTACTCGTAATGAGCTCTAAGTAAGGGATAGGACCATATGCAATATGATCATCTCCGCCAACGGCGAAGGCCCTCCACTTACAGTTCACAGGCCCTGTGAAGGTATCAGCGGTGAGATACTCACCACGACGCATTGCGTCACTGATACCTGATCCCAGGACCGTATACTGCCGAATAATTTCCCGATATTCATTAGATTTAATGAACCGGAATTCGTCAGTATTTCTCTCTCGAATCTTGATAGAGACCAACTTGCAATTTGCAAAGTGGCCTTGGACCCCATCTATTAGATGGGACCAATCAGCTCGAGAACGAGCATGCATCATCTCCGTACTATTAGTACGGTTGTCCTTATAAAGGACAACGACCTCAAAAGGAGGTCGAGTAGGCATGCGGAAAGAACGGGTGAATAGGTAATCCCTAATCGCCATTTCTTCACAAACCAGGGAGTAGAGAGTCAGGACAGATTTTGTCACTGGCTCCCCCATAAGGACACCACGTCGTTTAATATAAACAACGGGTGCTCTCCCTGAAGATCGGGGATATTGAATTTCAATTTCCCGAGTCGACCGTAATCCTAATTGGATTCCAATCTCAATGAGCTTGGGGAGTTTGGCATAGCCAACTCCACGGTAGAATCCTCTGATCATAGATTCGGCTACTTGGGGTGCAATTGCATCCGTAGCCTCCTCTAGATCAGATGAAAGGACATAACCATTAGACAAAGGCTTCACATTGTGAAGCAAGTCTAGGTATAACCAAGCTTGGTCGGCCCGCTTGAGGCCGGCTTCAGCTGAGATATGTCCAGCCAGCAAACTCTTGGTCAAATGACCAAAAGGTTGCTGAAGGATAATCGCCCACCATTTGGTGACGGTGATGATCCTCGCTTTTCCACCTGGCTCTGGGACCACTGAGGTCCGAGCTGGTATTGGTTTCAAGGGATTCCCTTGAAGATCCAAATAGCCCTCATTGAGAGCAACCAGCAGAGCGGTGTAAAAGATCTGCACCCCAAGATACGAATCGTATCCCTCGAGTGCATATTCGCCAGATTCAACTTCAGGATCGTAATCCTGACGTGGTTGACCAAACCCGTAAACGGGTGCGTCAGACCACACAAATCTAGCTTTCCAACGTGGGTCAGATGAAGGAAGTTTTTTCTTCAACCTGAGATTCTCAGGCCGACCCCACGTTGCGTATCGCGGTATACCTTGCTCTTCCCGTACGGAAATTCCGAACGGAAGGGACAGGAAACCGCTGACGGAGGGTGCATCCGTAAGAATCTTACTGATGTCCTCCTGAATGGCTGCTCCACGGCCACCGTTGATTTTACTAAAATCAACGTCGCCTGCTGTACTCAATGAGATATGGCATAGAGCAGTCATGTTTGAAGTCGATTTGCGAGAAGAAATTTTCTTCCCGACATATTCGGCTCCAATAGAAGCTCGTTCGAGATTAACAGCCGTTGGTACAAATGGTACCGAGGTTGTCTCGACGAACTTATCTAGGGCAGCTACCTGTTTGGTAACACCACCAGGAACCATCTGTCTCGTTGAGAGCAGATGGGACACAGCTGTGCCCTCTAACTTAGTCTTCAAGCCATTTGCTTGAAGACTGCGAATCGGATTATAAGCTAATAGCTTACGGAAAGGATTCCTTTCACTAATCCGCACATCCTCTAAGGTATGTTGTCTTGAAACATTGTTCCAAAACACCGCCGTGAACTCCTTCCAGAAGGAGGTCACGAGGTCCACATTAAACATTGAAATGTGGAACACTTTCCTAAAGAGGAAACGAAGGAGTGGCCGATTCTCTTCATTGAAGAGATCGGTATCAAATAGAAGGAGGGAGTCAATGATTCCCTCCCACTCCTCGATCCAACGCAGAACGTCTCGCGCCGAGCGCGTTGGCAAAACTTGCGTTGCAAGCTTGTAACTAACAATGTTAGTTATAATGAGCGATTTTTGGAACCGCGTGGAATTTCCACGTGTTGCTTTGCCAAGGGCAAAGGCCTTCCTATTCCACTTTGGAAGAGAAAGGGTCCCATCACTCGCTAGGTACGGGATGAAATTATCATCCACAGTACCTTTCCCAGATCCTCCTACGGCAATCCTAAGGTTTGTCGTATTAGAGGACTTGAGTCCGGTGCGCATTGAGGAATT